AAAATACAAAAATATAATGGTCTAGAAATGGGCAAGAAATTCATTATTCAATAGGAGTTATATGGCATCTTACAAATATATTACAAATTACGACAGCCCAAACTATACCCCAGGCTCAAGCGTTAAAGGCGTCTTTGGTTATCCAAGAGAAATAAAAGGCTTTACTTATCACTGGTGGGGCGACCCAAATAATCACCCAACTTTCGAGGGTGTTGTATCTTGGCTCTGTCGTAATGGCGGTAACACTTCCGCTCATTATGTCGTAGAAGCTGGTCGTGTTGCCTGTATAGTTAGTCCATACGATGCGGCATGGCACTCCGGCAACGCCCTGGGCAATGCGACGACTCTTGGAATTGAATGTAACCCTCGCGCATTAGATGGCGATTATACAACTATCGCACAATTTAGCGCACAGCTAATTGATGCCTTTGGCGACCGACTAAAATACAAACACTCCGACTGGCAGGCGACTCAATGCCCTGGTGTGTATGATATTGGACGAATTGACCGTGAAAGCTATGACTGGATATCTAATGCCGAATGGGGTGATGTTTCGCCTAAAACCTCTACGCCAATTCCCACTCCGCCACCAGTTGTGCCCGCTCCCGTCCCTAGCCCTATCAAGGCTGAATGGGTTGTCAACTTAAAAGATTATAAAGGTCCGCAACTACAGGTTGTCAAAGCCGATGGCGCCCGTCGCGTTAATTTAATAACCGGCGAAGAATTCAGCGAAGTAATCCCACGAGGAACAAATATTGACATCGTGAAGGAAACGAAAGTTTCTGGTGTACTATACTATATTTCACACTATTCATCTAATGCAAACGCCGCTATTGGTATTCGCGCAGACGCGATGGGCATACCCGCGACTCCACCAGTAGTTGAAAAACCTGAATGGCTTAATAACCTTGAGGATATTACCGACCAAGTATTCTGGACACGTTCAGAAACAAGCGTCTTAAATCTTGCAGACGGCACTACTGTAAAGACCCTACCCATAAATACCCCAGTCCGTATTACTCATGCGACAAGGATTGTCGGCAACGACATCTTGGTGCTTGAAGGCGGCGTCACTGGTATTGACAAGTTATATCTAAGCGATAAACCAATTACTAATCCCGACAGCGACCTCGCTATTGAAACAAATCGTATTGTCAAATTTATCTTTGACATAGTCACTAAAATTCTCGATAAATTAAATAACATTTTTAGATAGGGGTAATATGGATTCAGAAGCTATAAAACAAATCGGCATAAGTGCGATTCGTACATTCGTACCACTCATTGTGGGTCAAGTCATGACTTGGTTAGCCGCATTAGGCATTTTGGACACAACGGGTGAAATTAGTGCAGCATTAATTAGTAGCTTGACAGCAATCACGACACTAGGATATTATGTAGTTGTGAGAATACTAGAAGTGAAGTTTTCAGCTAAATTTGGCTGGCTATTAGGTTTCGCTAAGACCCCTGAGTACAAGGGCTGATACATGGAGCGCCGACCTAGATATAATCGGCACCACGAACTATTCTATGCGTCAATCTGGGAGTCTATGCGGCCATTAAAGGCGTTGCGCACTAATGAACGCCTTATTGTCCCACTAGATATCAAGGTTCACGAAGAATTACACAGAAATATATCAATGGTTCCGCCACTTCCAGCAGAAATGGCAATGAGGGCCTTAGCACTTTTTGGCAGAGAGCGTGACGCTCACGAGCCAATAGAAAATTTGGAAAATTTCATGTCATGTGTCGAACAGGCTATGAAAAGCCCCCGTGAGCGCGAACTTAATCGCTCTATAGGCGAAAGCACGATATGGGCATGTGAATTACAGATTCCCTTTATACAAGAGGGTTATATTGATTTAAACAAATACAAATAATTTAAGGGGAATCATGAGCGAGAGAATTCTACGCAAGACTTGGGAGGCAGCAGCCTATAATAGAGAAACTAATGAATGGGACACTACCACCCTTCATAGTTATGAAAATAGTACATCTATAGAGGACTTACTAGTACGTCCTGCTGTCGAGAATGAAGCACGTCCTATTGTACCGATTACGTCTACACAACACGAAACAGTGACCCTTCTAGGTGGCGATGCCCAATTCCCATTCGCAGATGAAATCGCTGTTGAACAGTTTCTTGCTCTCGCAGAGTTGTCGTCACCCGATGAGATAGTTCTAACTGGCGACATGACAGACTTTCCCGCCCTCTCTAAATACCAACAACGTAAAGAATGGGTTGGTTCAACTCAGGCTTCAATTGACCAATACTATACATTCTTACGCCGACTGCGTGAGACAGCTCCGAATGCGCAAATCGCCGCCGTTCACGGCAATCACGAACAACGGCTTATAAATACACTCGAGCGTCACCTAACAGAAGTCGCTGGACTAAAACGGGCAATGGGTAATCGCGCTCTATTATCAGTCCAACACCTCGCCCGTTATGATGAATTGGGCATTGAAAGTGTTGACGGCTACCCCAATGGCACACTGTGGCTAGACGACACCTTAAAGGTTGTTCATGGCACAAACACTAGAAAAGGTGGCAGCAATGCCGCACGATACTTGACAACCGAGCCTGAATCAACGATTTATGGGCATACTCACCGCATGGAAGTCGCATATAGGACAAGAGCTACCCGCCTTGGGCATGCGACCGTGTCGGCTTCGAGTCCTGGCTGTTTGGCGAGTATCGATGGTACGGTACCCAGTTTTTACTTTACCCCGAACGCCGACGGTGAAGTAGTCAAGAAAGCCGAAGACTGGCAACAAGGCGCATTGCTTGTCACTAGACAGAATAATCTACACGACATTACACCAGTACGATTTGGCGAAGATGGGTTTAGGTTTAATGGTGTAAAATATCAAATTAAGCCTCTAGATGATTTCGATAAAACAGTTGAACATTTAAAAGACATTGACGAGGCGGGAGGATTTGATTTATAATGGAAATATCAGGACTACAAGAAGTTTTACCTGAGATGCCCTCTATCCGCGAGGTATTGGCGGGTCTATCTTATGAGGAACGCTTCGAATTAGCACGCGATGCGTTATTAAAAGTCGAAGAATGTCAAAATATTATAGACATTCTTTACGATTTAAATGCCCAAAGCGGCATAGACGACTAGGAGTCATAATGGCTAAAATTAGATTTGAATTTACCGACCAAAATGGTGAAAAAGAGAGTTTGAAGCTAACAAAGATAATACAATCGTCTTTAAACATATTGGCGAAAAAGCCAAAGAACTCGCATTGATGGACTGTATTTATTTTGATTTAAGCGAAACACAAGAGGCAATGATGTTTCGACACTCCGATAATGCCGAGCAATATGACGCAATTCTAGCTGCTGCTAAGAGATTTCCAGTTATAGAATTAGACGAAGTTTATGCGCCCATAGCAGATAATTATGTTAAACAGTTTGCAGACGCAATCCCTGACACCGTCCCTATCGAATGGCAGAAGAAATTCTAATGTTTACTATCTATACCACAACTAGCTGCGCCTACTGTCAAATGGTTAAAAAGCTTTTTGCTCTTAAGGAAGTTGAATATAAAGAAGTAAACCTTGACGATAATCCAGAACTTCGCGACCGCGTTATACAGTTAAGTAACGCCATGACCGTGCCTGTAGTTACAAAGACAGAAAATGGACAAGAACGCTTTATTTCAACAGGCTGGAAGCCACACGAACTACTCCCCGTGTTATAAATAGCTCTAATTCGCGTTTTAAGCACGTTTTAAGCCCCGCAATTGCTGCGGGGCTATAACTTTATGTCTTTTTAAATTAAGTGGCTTAGACACGCTTACAATGGCTAGGCGTATATATATGTGAATGTGTTGGCTGGAACGGTGCGAGTATTTGTGACGTATAGTCCGCCGTAGTTCATTTCTGACACAGTAACCGTGCCATCGCCATTATCAGATTCAATAAAGACGACATGATTCAATCCACGCTCAACACCTATTGCGCCAGAAGCGGGTTCGGCGCCGACAGCAAATCCGTCACGAGAAGCCGAGTTAACCCATTGGCTAGCATCGCCCCAGAATGAGCCGATATTTGGCTTTCTGTTGTAAACATACCACGTACAATTACCAGGGGCATACATATTGCCGACATTTCCACTGCTGACCTTGCCGGTCGTACTACTGTTTACAGCACCCCTGCCACCAGTTTGCCCATAAGGAATAGGCTCTAGGGCTAGTTTTTGTTCATTATCAATTTTCGCCTGAAGTTCAACTTCAAGTTCTTCAACCTTATTTTTTAATTCTTCCTCGGCTTTAATCTTTTCACGGATAGCGTCCTCTTTAGCGTCAAGGTCTTGCTCAAGTTTCTTGATTTCCGATTTATTTAGTTCTAGTGATGACCTCATCAAATCTATGTCGGCTTGTAGTTTTCGCTTTTCCTCGTTATGGCGTAGCCAACCAATAACAAGTGCGCTACATTGCAATACTATAAATAATATCACTAGTATTTTAACTGCTTTTTTTCGGAAGCTTTTCTTTTTGATTAGCTTCCTTATCGGTCTATATCTCTGCTTTATATATTTTACTTGTTTTTCAAATTTCATCTTTTTTCTCCATAAAATAAACACCCCTTATAGAGGTGCTGTTAATTAATACCAATGATTTATTGACCAGAACTCATAAGCTTGCTTATACCCACCATATCGACCAGTGACGTATTCATATTGCCATTTAAGATTAGCTACGGGGTCTGTCCAGTGTCCAAATTTACTTTGTTTACCACAAGGTAAACTTTGCGCTAAACCACAAGCCGATGTTGGACTTGCGCTGCAGTCGTTCTTGCTAGGGTAATAAGCACAGGGCTTCCAGCCACTTTCACGGCTAACGATATAGTCCACATATTGCCATTCAGCCTCGGGAATCCCAGCTTGCGTCATCCATTGCTCTTTAGAACCACCGCTTGCGTACGCTACTTGTGTGCCAGTAGCTTTATTGATTATTGTATTAGAAGCCGACGCCAATGCTTGCTGTTGCTTATTTTTAGCATCTAACTTGGCTTGTAATTGACGCTCTAGCTCTTGTTTCTTTAGCTCAAGCTCTTGCTTTTCTTTCTCCAGCTTATCAAGTTGTTCACTGTTAAGGTCTTTTGATTGCTGGAGCTCTTTATTTAATAGTTCATATCGGGTATTGAGCGTATCTATTTCTAGGGATTGGCTCCGTAGCTCTACCTCTTTGAATTTGAACTTATTTTGTGTCTTGGCTAAATTGTATATCCCTAGGCTGACAAATGCTATAAGTAGAATTCCGCCTAGTGTAATAATGATAAGTCGTTTCATAGTCGGCCCCAGGCTGCTCATAAGAGCGGCAACTGTTGTAGGACTATTTATCTCCTTGTTTAATAAACTGGTTTAAAGTTTGAGCTAATGCCCAAAGTGCCATTGGTACTAGCATAAGTCGGTTGATAATATCTTCCGTGCCTAGTAAAATGACTGCTGCGCTATAAGTAATACTGACTATTACAAATAGTTTTGCTAATCCCATTATAACACGTCCAGCGGATTTACTCCATTTCTGAGCGTTGGGTTTGGCTTTATTATCGTTAGTATTCGGTGTGGTGGTTGTGTTGTTTTTCACGAATTGTTCCCCTTTTCGTTTAATTACTTTACAATATACATTATAAATGAATATTCGCAAAAAGTCAATACCTTTTATGCTTTTCAGGCTAATTAAAGAAATATACCGCTTAAAAACATTATCAAATTGGTAGTCATCTTTCCGTAATTGAACAAGACGTCGATTAGCACGAGAGCGGGAGCCAGGTATAATAAAGGGCTTAGAAACTTCCATGCCAGCGCCAGTGCCCTGAGATTCTTCGTATAATAGTTCGATGTGATTAGCAGCATATAAATCCTCTTTCTTTACTTTCATGTTATAAACCTCGCTGATTGTATTTCAAGTTCACGCTCTTGAGTGAACCTAGTTTCTAATTTTCTCGCAGCTATGAATTGATTTTTCCAGAACTCCAATACCACCTTTGCTTCTTTTAATTCCGTTACACAGTCAATTTCTTTTTGAAGTGCTTCTATAACACTGTCCTGTAGCAATGCCCACGCCTCTCTGTCGGTTGCGTTGCTTAATCTATCTTCGCCAGTAAGCCGTCTAGCGCCTAATATTTTTCGCGCCTTTTCTCGCTTATATTCTTGGTGTAGCTGGAAGCGCATCTGTTCAAGTGATGCAATCCTATTTTCAGCCCTTGCAATAACAGTGGGCGCGATGCTAACTATCTTGCCAATTTTATCACCGTCAAGTGAAGCAAAATTCGCATATTCTTCGTCGCTGATAAGGAAGTTCTTATTAACTAAACTCGACTCGTTCATCTTATACCCCTAGTGATTTCCTGAACTTATCCATTGCTTTTTCGTTTCTCTCAACCCTTTTAATGATAATGGCGTCTTCGGGCGATAGGTCTGGATTATAGAAAACTATATATGCCCATTTCCTATTACTTACGAACAAACCCCATTGTACTTGTGCTTGGATTTCAATGTCAATACGTTTTCTATTTCCGCTGTGACGTTCTTCATTAAAAGCCTTACACTCAACAAGCCCATCTTCACCGATTAATCCATCTGGGCTATATCCCGCCAATGGATAATTTGAATTTGTAATGAACCCCGTGTGATGTACTTTTACGCCTTTGATAGCTTCTAGAATTCGGACTGCTTCTGGCTCGAGCCTATGTCCCCTTCTAGTAGCCTTATTGCCCTTGAATGAATTGTTGCTTTCCCGTTTTCTAGCTAAAATGTCGTCTGGACGCCTTCCTTTCAATAACTGGTAGGCGTCCGTGCCCGTTAGAAAACGTAATCGCAATGTCTTCCACTCCTCGGTCCCCTGTACCAAGTCGTCGTGATAAGTAATCATTCTTATTTGTTCGCGTCTATGATGTTCTTGATAGTGTCTTCTGGAGTTGCTTCTTCAAGCCCATAATCTTCATTGTCAATCTTTTCAAGAACAGCAACATCTTCCGCAAAGTAGATTTTACAGGCTCGCTTAATGACTGATTTGCGCCAAAATTCTGATGGCCACTTCTTCCATGTATATTGGCTACGGCTACTATTCTTCATTTCTTCATAGTCGCGCAAATTTAATAGTTCGATTGATTCATTCCCACTATCAAATTTGACTACACAATAAGCACCGACAATTGGCTTTTCATCATAGCTAGCAAATGGGTTGGCAATATTATGTGAATAAACGATACTGCCGCTTTCTTTGGCAACTTTGAAGTCATCGCCTTCGCGAACTAATTGAACGTCAAAGAACACGCCTGGGTGCGAACTTTTAATCTTATTCATATAGCCTTGATAAGTAATCAAGCCCATATTCATTCCAGCAAGAATAACATTAACACCGTCTAAATTAGTGCCGGCGTTTAAATACTTCACGACAAGATTATAAAGCTCTAGTAAATCGTGCTTGATAACTTGGTTGTCTTTCTTAAGACTTTCACTGGATAAGTACGCAATAGATTTATTAACGAGCTTTTCCTGATAGCCATTTTCAATGAGCTTATCTTTAAGGTCTTTTAAGTCCGCCGCCATTATTTATCCCCTTTAACTTTAATTAATACATATTCGCTCTTGTTAAGCTCTACTCCCGCTGGGAGTACGTCTGTAAAGGTGTAGTCCTCTTTAATCGCTTTAGTGTCAACGTCGATAACTACTCGCTCCGACTTATATCCAGCTGGAACCCTATCGACATCTAGAACTTTGATTGTTTCCTTGCGGACCAATGTAATGGAGCCCCAGTCGCCTTCAATCTTAGGAATATCAAATTCTAACATTTCATTTTTAATAGTTTCGCGGAATAGTACGTCTTGATTCTTTACCTTCTGTTGTAATTTAAGATAATTTTTGAATTGAACATTTTGTTGAAGCTCTTTCTCCATCAGAGCCAACTTATTCTGCTCCTCAAATATTTTAGCTGCTGTTTTTTCTAACTTTGCCTTCTTCTTTTTCCTATCCATGCTTATCCTTTCTTTATATATTTATTATAAATAATTAAGCCTATAAAATCAAGATAGATTTAAGTCTTTCTGAATCATTTTTTCCATAGCTGTTTTTGAAGCACGCACCACCTTTCTGTTCTTATAAAGCATCATTTCAGATATATATTTTGACCGCATATAACCCTCTATCTTAAAGGTAGTGCGTAATGCTCCGTCAGTGTTAATGGGAGCATGACTGCTAGCCGGCATCACATGTTTATGGTGTGCAATATGCGATTTTGCGGCCTTCCTTAAGTAGTCCCGATACATACTAACGCCTAATCCAGCTTTTCCATACGGTAGTAGGTAGCGTAAAATGTGTTAATGATTTATATCTGTTCAACTGATGTGTCATTAAGTCTATCAGTCCAACATTTTCAAGATTGTTTAAATTTGATAATATTCGTTTTTCCAATGGGCTTTTAATACCAATTAAGCCCAATATAATAAGTTTATACCGATACATTATTTTGTCCCCCTATTATTAAATTTTCGTATTGTTATTGCGTCTTGAATTATTTCCTTGACCGCCCTCCGATTCGTACTTTCTAGTGCTTGATTTAATTCCTTAAGCGTACAGATAGTTTGCAAATATGTACTGCCGTCTTCTTCAAGTTCGACAAGTTCCACTGCTTTCTTTATCTTCTGCTTAATGTTCATTGTCTTTTCCTTTCCTTTACCCTTCATATTTTTTATTATAAGAGTTTTTTGTATAATCACAAGTATCTTTTTGACTTTTTATTTAAAATTAGCAATTGACTACCGTTAATTATTTGTTCTATAATATAGACAGGGCGTGATAATATTTTATACGATTCGAATTTTATCCTTTCGCGAATCACAAATATCACGCCCCTGCTAGGGAATGAAATGGAAAAACAAAAAGCACAACTAGAAAAACAACAGAGGCACATGCAAATGGAAATTGCCCTATCACGCCTTGCGATGGATATGGCAAAAAATTTCATGCCTGGGCACGATATTGAACAGTCTATGGAATATTACAGGCTCAATGAAGCTTATCGGCAAAAAGAGGCCGACAAAATTGAAATGGATAGATTCGAGCCGCCTGAATATAAAAATCATCGAATACTTGGGTGATAATGCGGGGTTGAGAAGTGGTCATTCTCGGGAGTCTCATAAGCTCTTGCCGTCAAGGTGCGCTGGTTCGAATCCAGCTCCCGCAACCAAATCATTGAAAAACTAATTTCCCCATCTGGGGATTTTTTTCCTTTTTAATATGCCCGATGTGATAATTGTCACAAAATTGACACGTATACGCTCGAATATAACCGACTGTTTCTGGCCTTCTATTCATTAACTTGGCAACGGCTTTTGCTTCTTTGCGTGTTTTATAACTGCGCTTATTGCGGCAGCCTCGGATTTCGATGTATTGGTCTGCTATTTCGCGTGTTGTCATATTTTTCTCCTATATTTGATTAATAATTATTATATTCAATTGTATCGACTTAAACAAGACTTGCCATTGATATTTATTCTGTGTATAATGATAATATGACAACAATAGCAGAACGATATCACGACTTTTCAACGGGTCATAGGGTCTATCAGCATGAATCAAAATGCGCACACCTTCATGGCCATAATTATAGAATTCATTTTTCAATCGAAGCTCCCGAGCTTGACAAGGTTGGTAGGGTTCTAGATTTTTCAGTAATTAAAACTCTACTCTGTGAATGGCTTGAGGATAACTGGGACCACAAATTCCTAGTCTGGGAAAGCGACCCCTGGAAAGATATTTTAACTGAAACAGACCCAGAGGGAGTCGTTGTAGTTCCCTTCAACCCAACCGCTGAAAACATGGCACGTTATTTAATTAATATCGTAGGTCCGCAACAACTTAAGGACGTAGATTGTACACTCGTACAAGTTCGAATTGAAGAAACGCGCAAATGCCTTGTAACTGAAACGCTCTAGCGTTTCTTATGGCGCTGTGGCCAAATGGTTAAGGCATCAGACTTTCATTCTGAAAATTGAGAGTTCGAATCTCTCCAGCGTCACCAAAATGTGCTATAATAAAAATATGAAAGTTCTATTTCAGCAACCGAATTTTAATTTCTGGTCATTCAACCCAGTTCTTATTCGTGTCGGTGTATAGAAATTCATAATAGGAAAATATTCTAGCACCGACATCGGTGCTTTTTCTTTAACAAGATATGGGGTTGAATTAGTTTTTAGACAGTAGTAATTTACTGCTGGACTCGGGGGCGGTTCCCGACAACTCCACCATATAGGGGATTGGTGTAATGGTAACATAAAAGACTCCAAATCTTTCGCTGGCAGTTCGATTCTGTTATCCCCTGCACTTTACATAAATCCTGAAATATGTCAATATTATATAATAAATATATAGACATAGTTTGGGGCATAAAAAATAAGGCCTCGAATGTTGCCAGTTAAAACAAATACATCGAGGTCCTTATGCATAGTGTAACACAAACACACTTTTTGGTATATAAAATTACCAATACAATCAATAATAAAATCTATATTGGTTGTCACAAAACAAATAATCCAGACGATAACTATATGGGTTCTGGTAAATATTTAAAATATTCGCAGGCTAAATATGGGCTTGAGAACTTTAATAAAGAAATACTTTTTGACTTCGATAATTCACACGACATGTTCATAATGGAGAAAAAGTTAATATCTAAACTCAACCCTGAATATAATTTACATGAGGGTGGTAGTGGCGGTTGGCAATATCTGAATAAAAACAAACTTAATACTTCAAAGAAAAGACTAGACTCGATGAAAGAGGTTGGACTAAAGAAAACAGCTTCTATAAAAAGAAGATATTACAATAACCCATTATATTGTAAAAACTGTAGATTGGTTATACCATATGAAAAAAGATTTAGCAATGAGTTTTGCTCAAGTAGCTGTTCTGCTAGTTATAATAATAAAGGTAGAAAGCACAGTGAGGAAACAAAAATGAAGATTTCAAGAAGTATGAGGAGCAAAAATCTGGGTGTAGTATAAAAGTAGTACAGGGGTCTTGGATACCTCAAGCGGAGGGGCGGTACCTCCCACCTTGACCAAAATCATAATATCCTTTATAATGTAATTAGCGGAATTGCAGTTAGTTATAGGTTAGAATATTCACCTATAAGTTTGACATAAGTACAAAACAAATTCAGGGAAACAAATAACACAAGTAACCGCGAACCCTGCCTTGGCAATATCGTATACTGGTGTGTACGTTAGTCTGAAGAACTAAAGGTCTTTGTTCGACTCAAAGTGTTGCCACCACATTGAAAATTCAAGTTCAAAATACTGGCTAGTCAGATGAATCTTTTCAGGGTTATGTTAAACCCGAAACCATTGCAATGGCATCGCAAGGGCGCAATCAGGGACACCCAAAAGTATGTATCATACGATTGTAAAATGCCCTACTAGCTAGTGCTTTGGACTTGACTATAGCGGTTCGATTTAAGCGAGTAAGTGTCGGGGCTTCTATTTTTACTAGTGGTAATGGTCTAGAATGAAAAAATAGTATTGATTATTCTAGAATATTTATTTATAATAAAAATATGAATAACGTATATATAGTAACAGCAAACGACAAAGTAAGCCAAGAAGGTTATAAAAGTCTCAAGGAAGCACAAAAGTTTATCCTTGGACAACTTAATCCAAATAGTTCAACTATAGTTTCAAGGCTAGGTTGGAAATATGAAAATAATGGTATAATTTACAATATAGCCGTAGTATCTATTAAATAAGGAGATGTGACCGAGTGGGTGAAAGCACCGCAATCTCGTACAAGTATAATGGAAAGTAGGACAATCGGTAGTCCGCCTTGCTGTTAACGAGGACGTTGTGGGTTCGAGTCCCACCTTTCCAGCCATTTCAATAACTGGCGTTTATTATATAATAAGTATATAAGATAAAATAAACAGCGAAAGCTAGTTATGAAACAAGAAAAACAAAGACAACTTGGCATGAACCCAAGTACGGCACAGGCAAGACTGCTAAAAGACATTCTATTCTTTTTTGTAAACAAAGATGAAATAAAATGCTTTCAATGTGGTGAAGTATTAACAAGAGAAAACTTCTCGATAGAACATAAGATGCCTTGGCTACACAGTCAAAATCCGAAAGAGCTATTCTTTAATTTAGACAATATAAGTTTTAGCCACTTGTCATGTAATTTTAGTGCGGCAAGAAGAAACTATACTAAGGCAGAACACGGCACTCAAAACAAATATAAATCAGGGTGTAAATGCCAATTGTGTAAAGATGCCGTAGCTCTGGGAGCTAGAAAGCGATATACGCCAGAAAAGCGTAGGGCTAAGTATGAAAAGGAAAAGTTAAAACGTAGTGCCTTGTCGTCTAACCGGTAGGACACAACCCTTTGAAGGTTGTCATCTTGGTTCGAGTCCAAGCGAGGCAGCCAAAATGGAAGCGAAACTAGCTGGGAGCTAACACCAATTGCTAATCGATTGACCCCGAAAGCCATATGATATAATATAATTAAGCGCAAAAGATACTTACGTGGAATCAGCAAAACGATTAGTCGCTCAATTTGCTGGCGTAATACAACGACAGACTACATCTCTAGTTTATGGCTAGATTCGCAAGAGGAGGTTCTCTTTATGAGGACCTCTTTATTATTAAAAGAAAACGACGACATAAACATATTCACTAGGCTTGTTTTACGATATTACTACTGTTATAATAAGAATTAGCATTATAATGAAACGCACTTTTGAAAAATACGGTTATCCCTCTTAAACCAAAGGGCGGGATTGTGCACTAAGTTATAATGTTCGATAGCCCCGATTCCCGCCCTCACGATATTATGAAGATTATAAAAGACATCACTAACGGAATAGTATTCCCCTATAATTTTATAGAATTATTAAAGCTACGCAATTGGAAGTTTGAAATCAAAAACCGCCAACAGCGATTGGAGCGTGGGTGGTCTGATAAGGACTGTTGGGGCGCTGGTGAATATATACTTGAAATCACTTCTGGTATGTTGAAAAAACTTGAAGAAGAACAGAACCCAGTTGATTGGGAACATTATTTTGAAGCCAACTATCGCAATATTAAAAAATATAAATATACAAGCCTTACAGAAGTTGCCAACGATATAGACGAACTTCTCAATTTTGAGCGTAGTAAGGCGCGACATGAATATAGTGTCACGGAACGCCTTAAAATTGAACGTAGGCTCTATAAAAGGGCTTCTAGGGCACTTCATTTTGTTGCAGACAACTTTGGCATGTTGTGGTGGTAATTAACCGCTCACAATATCGGGACGGTCCTCTATGGCCGTCTTATTCATAACAAGCCTGTCATAATTCCAGCCCCTACAACCGCCGCGTTTGGGGTTGCACCAATATTGCATAACATAGCCGCCAACCCTAGGAGATTCGCCACGGCTTTGTAGTGTGCCAGATTTGCCACAATGCGCACAAACGCCTTGTTGCTGTAAATACACTCCCATATTTGGGGGATTTTTTATATATGGACGCTGTTCTTCGTATCGTTTATAGGTTTCAACAATATCTTGATTGTTATATTCCTTCATGAGTTGCCATGCTTTTTTGTCTGCATTAATTAAACAATCGTACCAAAGCTGACCAACCTTGATGTCTGATTTACCAGATGTGCCAACTTGTTTAGCAATATTGTCTAGGCTATTAGAGGCAAATTTGAAATATCCCCTTGCGTCGCTTAGGGTGTCTACGGTCTTATAGGGGCTGGCTGGGCCTAGTTTGTGTTTGAGGAAAAAAGTATTTGCCATCTTATTATCGAATCGCCTGCTATTATGACCGACAACTATATCCGCTTCGCTTAAAATGTCGTGAAGCTTTTTTGTAACCTCATAATCGTCTAACTTGTCTGTTTCATATCGCAATTTGAAATCGTTTAGTTTGACGTTGTAGACAATTGGCTGTCCGTCTTCGTCTTGCTCACCATACCATGCCCATGATATACTCATAAGAACTTGATATTGTTCGACTTTGAAAATGTTTGTTTGCCATAGTGGTGGATAACACCACCCCAACATTGGGCTGACCTCAATGTCATAGATTAAAATTTTTGGTTGATGTTGCACAATGCTACCTCGCTCAATCTGATATGAAATTAGATTACCAAGCTATTTGTAAAAAGTCAAGTAAAATTCGGAAAAATCAATACTGCTTATATATTGTTATTTGACAAATTTACATTTATAATCATTGGTAATAGCAGATGAGGGTATCTGGTATATAGAAAGCAAAGGGGGCATCTATTAAAACTACCTTAATAAACACAGAATTCTGGAAGGAAAATGAAGTATTCGAACTTAATGTCGATACCAAAATCATTTACCTTTATCTCTTAACAAGTCCAGAAAAGGGCTTGGAAAATATCTACTACTATAATCCACGTGTTATATCATTTTATAGCGGCATTGCTCTTGATATGGTGAAAATTTGCATGAAACAGCTGGAGGACATGGGCTTCTTGGCGATTAAGGATAACTACTATATGCTTTTGAAGGGTCATCAAGCAGCAAAACGTGGCAAGTTTACACAGAATCGAATCGACGAAGAACGCAAAAAAATTCCAGTTCAGACCCTAGAATATTTCGACTCGATACTAGAAAAAATTTCAGACCCTATAACGGGGGTAGAGTCGGAAGAAATAGACGATAATTACACTGGTGTAGCACCAGAGCATAATAATAATATTAATATTAAGACTAATAATAAAGATAATATTAATAAAAATATTAATAAAATAAATAAGAAAAAATATAACGAAAAAGACGTTGAACTTACAAAGCTCTTGTTCGCTAAAATGCAAGAGAATACACCTCATCGCAAACTTAGACCGCCCAAAGACGACGACTATGAACATATCAATAAGCTTAATCGTTTAGATGGCGCTCCATATGAATTGATACAAGCTGTTATAGAATGGTCGCAACAAGACGAATTCTGGACTCCCAACATTCGTTCAACCTATAAGCTGCGAGAACATTACGATAAACTTGAACTTCAAGCTAGAAAATATTATAATGATAGACAAAGCAAAAGGACTGTCGTATTATGAACGAATTATCTGCACAAAGCTACATCATTGTTTGTCGCCAAATGGGAATTCATTATATCAGCAAAGAGCAAGCCGATAAGCTCAAGGCTTTAATCAATACGCACGATGGTCCGAAGTCTATTGAACTTAACGATTCATTAATTATGCTATCCGACATTGTGGGAGTTGTTACTGCTCAAATGTATGATGAAATACAACATAGGCGTAAGGGCGATTGGTTGTGTAGTAGTAATATTTGGCATAAGCGCGACGAAACTTGTTCCTGTAACTGGGGAAAAATGCCAAGGGTCCGTGGTGAATATATTCCAGACGACAGGGAAATGAATATAAGTCCAGAAGAAGCCCAAAAAAATAAAATCATTCTTAAGTTAATTAAGAAAAGACATGCTACATTTAAAGACCATAAAACGCTAAAAAATAAAACAATCACAGAACTCGAATCAATGCTTAAAAGCGTATAATAAAAAATAGACATTTTTAAAAAAGGAGCCATATGGAAACACTTCGTGACGCACAAAATAATACGCTTGAAAAAGCAAATTCAATCCTAGACGAAGAAGATATGACCCTTGAACAAAAACTCGAAGCTATCAATAAAGCTATGCTAGAGGGCGCTGTCAAGTTTAATAGAGCTAATCCGTCATATGCCCCTATCGACCCACAGGATATGTTGAATTGTGAAGGTTGTCAGTAGTGGAAAAGCCAAAACTACCCCAGAAACCAGAATTAGAAAGAAGGACACGAAAAGGTAGGTATGGTGAAATAGTCGAAGAACTAACACCGCAGTCTGAAATTTTGTGGTCTGACTATTTACGAGCATTAAATATAGCTCAACGTGCAATGTATTTGGCACAGGAAAAATGATGTATAAAATAACCATTTTGGGCCAGACGCCCAGTAAAAAAAATTCAAAGCAACTGTTCAAAAATTCAAAAACAGGCAAAATGTTTATTACTTCCAGCGACAAGACGAAAGCATGGGACGCACAAGCTTTAAGGCAACTTAAAGAAATAGACTATCGTATAAGAGGTAAAATAAAAGTTGATTACAATTTTTTTGTCAAGGACAATCTACAGCGCGACCTCGACAATATGATTACAAGCGTTAATGACATATTACAGTTGGCAAATTGTGACTACACACCTAACAAAAAAGGGAAAATGAAGCCCGTAAAAGGCACTGGCATTATTGCAGGCGACCACTGGCAGGTATTATCTATAGGCTCCGCTAAAGCACAAATAGACAAAGAAAATCCTCGTTGTGAAATAAGTATTGATATTATTGACGAAATCTAATTTTTATCTATAATATAAAGTATGAAACCAGACAATATCATACTTGAAGCGATTACAGGGTCAACGGCCTATGGTCTAAATACGGAAAACTCCGACATCGACCAGATGGGAATATTTGTTGCTCCAACTGAAGAAATATTAGGCTTGAAAAATGTCAAAGAAACTTATGTTCATAACGACCCCGACTGGGCATACCACGAAGTCGGCAAATTTATACAATTAGCCATGAAGGGCAATCCTACTATTCTCGAATTACTATTTGCGGATGGATATTTGACTTTAACAAAGATGGGCAAAATGCTTGTAGATAATCGACATCATTTTCTTAGTAATGTTATATTTAAGTCATATGGTGGCTACGCCTATTCACAAGTACGAAAACTAAATGCGAGAGGCGGAACATATGGGAGTGGTCGCTCTAACCGTTATGAAAAACACTCTAGACACCTGCTTAGACTATTACAGCAGGGCGAACAGCTAATTACCACGGGAATACTAGATGTCAAAGTTGATAATCGCGATGAATTATTCGAGTTCGGTCATAAAACACCACACGAAATCGTCACAGTATTTGAGGAGCGTATTCAACGCTTCAACAAGCTGGAGAGCGTATTACCAGATAAGCCAAATATAGATGAATTAAATCGTATGCTAATTAAAATTAGAAAAGCAAATTGGTCTTGATATAATAAAGTTTTTTCTTTATAATAAAAATATGGAAAAAGCATTATATATACAAAAAGAATTAAAACGTATTTTTGATGCCCCTATTAATCTAGTGGGTGGTGCTGTTCGAGATATAATTTTAGGCATAGAGCCTAAAGACTGGGATTTCAATACACCATTAAATGTAGACGAAATCGAAGCTAAAATTCGCCAAGCTGGGCGCAAACCTTATCTTACGGGAAGGCGATTCGGAACTATTGGCTTCAAGGTTCCATATACGGAACACAATGATTACGACAATAATCCCGCTTATTTCGGACCACAATGGCACTCGATTGAAAAATATGAATACGTAGAGGTTACTCAATATCGAACTGAAATTTATGATGGAAACTCTCGAAAGCCTATTGTTCATTATACGGATAATTTATTAGAGGATTTATCTCGCCGCGACTTTACAATCAACGCAATCGCCCTACTAGACAACGGAGAGTTCTACGACCCATTTAGTGGGCGTATTGATATTATTTCAAAAAAAATAAAGCCAGTGGGCGATGGATTCGATAGAGTTCGCGAGGACCCACTTCGTATGCTGAGGGCAGCAAGGTTTGCGGCTAAAACTAACTTTGAAGTTGATGCTAATTTCATAGGCACAATGAAAAAATTCAACAATTCAATACTTCGAGTAAGTAAGGAGCGTTGGGTACAAGAGTTGGATAAAATGCTCGTATCTCAATATCCAGAAGCGGGCATTGAAGTCCTTATGCGCACTAACTTATTGAAATATATTTTGCCAGAAGCGTGGTTGGCATTTCAGGACGATGAAATCTATGAAGAATATAAGTTTCAGCTAGAACATAGCCAAGTTGAAAAAACAGACCCAGAGTACAGATGGAAGCAATTACTGTACTTTATAGGCTATCCTTATACAAGGACTGAAAAGAGAGACAGAGTTCTGTTCCCACGGCACGAAGAAATTAGGCGCGAACTTACAGTTGGAATTTGTTCAAGGCTTAAATTTTCGAACGAGCGCACAGAATATCTGATTAATTCAAAAAAGCCTTGATATTAATTAAAATATAAAATATAATATACTGTAAGGGTAATATTATATTTAAATGCAAAGGAGTATTTATGCCTAAAGTCGGACGACCTCGCAAAAGTAAAAGCGAGAAGATTGAATATCAACTAATCGCGGTGCACGCTAAAGATTATCGGAAATTTATCAATAAAGCTGAAAGCGCAAACGTTAAGAAGGTGCGGGCCTTTCACGAAATGGTAGAGAATTACAATTTTAATTCTAAATCCATTGAGCCTATTGACAACGAACAATAACTAGAGTAGATTTAAAACAAATAGGAGAAAATAAATGGCCTGTGCAACTTGTGCAAAGAAGAAACCCAATAGCTATCAAGACCTAAAGCTAATCGAAAATCCACCATATAGAGCGACAGATATCGTCATTTACGACATACAAACTGACGCAATAAAGAGGTTCGAAACTACAGACTGGAATACCAATATCATCAATGTGCTGGTATTGTTCCCGACAATTGAGTCTATAAGCGAATTAAACTTCCTACCACAAGATGGAGTCCAATATACCTATCTAACAAACCAATCCCTTCACCTAATACGGGACTATATACAGAATAACGGAATTACCCTTTCATTAGATAGAATATTTAATAGCTATTTATTAGTATCACGACTGAACCTGTTACATAACGGTTCAACAAAAAAAGCCGTAGTTTATATCATGCCAGATGGCGACATGGTTAAACATGAGTATTTTTATAACAACCCATTCGATTATGCTGTAATACGAGATTTTCTAGGCAATTATAATGATAATCATTAAACGCGGTCGATTGACCTATTATTTTAAAGATGAGTCTGTCATCGTGGGCAATAGTGATTTCCAATTTTGTTCATATAATATCTATGCGCTACAAAATCGGGCGCCCTTCTACCAATTTAGAGACACACTCTTAAATTCAAAGCCAGAAGAATATCACAATATTTTAGATGTCATACAATTAAGTACTGATTTAGGCATACGTGGCTTTGCGACCGCACGACCTAATCTCGATAATATAAGTATAGAATACAGAAAGTAATATCATGTCATCAGCCCATAAAAAACGCGCACTCGCATATGCACACTACTACGCTACTAAAAATCGTGGCGGCGGAGAAATTATGCTTCACGAAATTATGAAGCAATTTGTTCAAGATGGCTATTTAGTAGATGCGGTTGGAACTACAAATACTGGAGAGCCTGAAGTTATGGATGGCGTTAATGTTTATCACGGTAGCGAGTATCGAGACATAGACCTTGAACCATACGATATCATTATTACACAATTTGCTGAAGCCCTCTATATAACCCCAAGGGCGAAAGCATTGAAGAAGAAGGTTGTCTATATCGTTCATAATACAATGGACGAAACAAATAAGTATCTCCACCGCGAATGCCCAGACTTTGCAATTTTCAACACAGAATGGGTAAGGGCTTTTCATAAATATGATGGACCAAGCATAGTTGTGCACCCACCAGTCTATGCAGAAGCACACAAAACTACTCCTGGCAGTATGGTTACTTTAATTAATCTAGTGCCACCAAAAGGCTCTAATATGTTTTATAATCTTGCCATTAGGTTACCAAGGATTAAATTCCTTGGCGTTGAGGGTGGATACTGGAAAGACCAACAACAATATATACGAAGACCTAATATTACATTTCAAAAAAATACCAGTAATATGAAAGATGATGTATGGGCTAGAACTAAAGTTTTACTAGTGCCCAGTGTTTATGAATCTTATGGCATGGTCGCAGTTGAGGCGATGGCTAGTGGTATCCCCGTGATAGCGGCACAGACCCCAGGTCTTAAAGAATCGCTTGACTATGCTGGCATATTTCCACGCTCTACTAGCATTAAAGATTGGCGAGAGGAATTAATGAGATTGATGATTGATGATAATTATTACCGACTTCGCTCTGAACTAGCCATAAGGCGTAGCGCTGAATTAAATCCTAGAATAGAATTAAAGCTTCTTTCGCAGAAGATTAAGGAATTATAATGAGAGTGCTTGCTATTGGTGATTTACATACAAAAAGATGGATTATTGATAAAGTAGAACGGGCTATAGACAATTATGATGTTGTTATTTTTGTTGGGGACTATGCAGACGACTGGAACACTTCCCCTATTGACACAATTGAAACGTGGCGGCAAATAGGGCTTCTACAAACGCGATACCCAGAAAAAGTAGCCACATTAATGGGGAACCATGATTTTATCTATGTACACCCTACTCTGTCGTTAGCTAGCGGTTATGATTATAACACGCAATTTATGATAAACCTGCCAGACAATAAGGCTGTTAAAACATGGGTCTATAACTGTCCAATTAAGATAGAGTTAGACGGTGTAATCTATTCACATGCCGGTATTGCAAGGGACTGGGTAGAATTACCGGAAGCAGATAATGACTATATCAGCTCATTATGGGACGACCAGAGCCCAATATGGCTACGGCCAAACTCATATGAATATCTTAATACGCCACAGGTCTTTGGGCATACGCCTAGTGAGACGTGCTGGGAGGTAAAGCCCAATATATGGTGTATCGACACCTTTTCCACTACCTACGACGGCAAGGCAATCGGTGACTGTTCCGTACTTGAAATAGAGGATGGTAAAAAATTTACCGTTAAGTCATTAGAGGAAATCATTAAATGATAACGACGATTATCTTAACCGTGTCTAGGGAAGAATTTCTTCATCATGTATTGTCAGGCTTGGAATTATTAGATTGTGATAATACCTATACAAATCTTTTATGTATTGTAGACGGCGATGCTAATCTATTCCTCAAGGTGAGAAATTTAGTCCAGGACACTAAATTCAACGACAGGCTGACCGTCCAATTCAATGAAAAGGGTTCCGTCAAGAAATATGATGTAATAGCTCGGCGCAATAGAATTACGAAGATTCATAATTTTGCTAAACAATACGTCAATAAGGCCGATTACGTGCTTTTAACTGAAGATGACACCGTTATACCACCTAATGCCCTAAACGCCCTTAGAGAGGCTTTAAACGACGTTAGGGGGGCAGTATTTGCAGAGGGTGTTGAGGTTGGGCGCTGGGGAATTCCTTATATTGGCGCATGGAAGTATAACGACATCTATAATCCAACCAGTGTGACTTCGCTTGAATATAAAAGTAGCGGGATAGAGGAAATTGATGCGGGCGGCTTCTATTGCTCACTTATTAAAGCGGACGTATATCTCAATCACGAATTTCATGTTTATGAATCCCTTGGTCCAGACATTTCTATGGGCTTGGAACTTCGGCAGATGGGCTACAAGCTTTTAGTTAACTGGTCTGTGCCGTGTAAACATTTTAATACAAAAATGAAACAAGTCGAAATTATTACGCCCAGTGAAAATACGAAGTCCATTACAATTAAGCGTATCCACGACAAAAGGTGGGATATAAAGTATTGACAAACTGCTGAATTTTAAATTATAATAGAAATAAGATGCAAGAATACAAACCTTACCCCAAAATTCACCGGCTCGGCAAAGATGAAGTCGAGGGTATATTAAACTATGATTTAATCGTCCAAGAAAAAGTCGATGGAGCAAATATTTCTATTTTTCAATTAGATGGAAAGCTACGCTGCGGAACGCGAACGAGAATGCTGCCAGAAGATGAATCATTTAGAGGATTTCAAGAGGCTGTTCAGTCTAATTTAAATCTAGCTATGTATTTTAGCCGAAATCCTAATCATATTCTATACGGCGAATGGTTATGTCTATCTGGTGACACTGTAATTAAGAAAGTGTCTGGTGGAAAGAGTGGTAAGGGCAACTACATGACTCTTAAGGAGATGTATGATTATTTACACGCCAAGACAGACAATAGGCAGAAATCTTGGTGGGAAAGATACGGCATGCCTAGTATATTTTCGCTATACCCCAGTGAGGATAAGGTTCTGCCTAATAAAATAAAAGACATAGTGTATACGGGCAAAAAAGAGGTTTTTGAAATATTAACACGTGAAGGATTTAAAATTAAGGCTAGTGCCGAGCACCCTTTTTTAACTCAGAGTGGCTATATAAAATTAAAAGACCTCAAGCCTTATCATGTTGTAGCCATATCTGATTTAAGGTCTGAAAGAACTGCTATTCGAAATCTTGGCGTAGGAAGCAGAAAAATACTTGCCGAGCAAAGGGCATATGTAAGAGAAGTAGGTGCTTGTGTTTCATGTGGTAATAACTCATCTCTAGAATTAGACCATATAGATGAAGATTGGCAAAACAACCTAAAAAACAATTGGCAAGTTTTGTGTTCGAGTTGTCATAAATCAAAAAGTGGCGTTAATAAAAAAACGAAAGCGCATAGCAAGGGCTACTCTTATAGGTTCGATTCAGTAGTCTCAATAAAGTCTGTAGGCGTAGAAGACACTTATGACATATCTATGACAGGTAATGAAGATGTAGCTAACTTCGTAGCTAACGGTTTTATTGTTCACAATTGCAAGCATACGATTACTTATCCAGACGAAGCGTATCAAAAAATATATTTATTTGATATATATGATACGATTAATGACAATTGGCTGCCACAAGAAGACGTAAGGGCGGAAGCGGAATTTCTAGGGCTTGAATATCCTCATATTTTTACCACGGGCAAGCTCACCGAGGAACAGATAAAAGAGTTCGTTGGTAAGTCGGCAATTGCTCCCGCTGGCGAAGGGGTTGTCCTAAAAGCTGAAGAATATACTAACCAATTTGGCGACCACGTTTACGCTAAAGTAGTACACCAAAAATTCAAAGAAGCAAATGCTATTGTATTTGGTGGCAATAATAAACACTCTGACACTTATTGGGAGATGTATATTGTCAATAAATACTGTACAACGGGACGCGTACAAAAGATTATGCAAAAAATTCAATCGCAAACCGAAGAAAGACTAGACATGCAACATACATCGAGAGTGGCAAACACTTGTTATCACGATATGATTACGGAAGAAATCTGGGAAATTGCTAAAAAAGTACCAGCAATAGATTTTAAAAAGCTTCAACACTTCTCTATGCGTAAGTTCATACAAATTTATCACGATATATTAAATAATAGTCCGTCAGTTGCAGACACGGAAAAATAATGAAAAAACAAAAGATTGTTATGTTGAAGGGCCTACCCGCCAGTGGTAAGTCAACTCGCTCACGAATTTATACGGAGGGTGGCTTTTATCGTGTGAACAAAGACGATATTCGCTCAATGTTATTCGGCGATAATTATAAAAAGAAACACGAAAAGCAAGTTATTTGGACGCGAGATAGCTTAATCCAAGAGGCGCTTAAGCGTGGAAAGAGTGTAGTCGTTGACGATACTAACCTGAACCCAGTGCATGAAAAAACTTTTCGTAAGATAGCGGAAGAATTTGGAGTAGACTTTGAAGTAGACGCTATCTGTCTTGCTACCTCAATAAACGATTGTATAGAACGCGACCTAAAGCGCCAGAAGTCAGTTGGCGAACGGGTAATTAGGCAAATGTACGAACAATATCTACGCCCAGCCTTATCGAAGAGTATATATAATCCCGAGCTTGACTCTGCTTTTATCATCGACATTGACGGTACCCTTACTATGGGCCCGAAGAACCGCAGCCCTTATGAGTGGAAAAAAGTCGGCAACGATGATATTAATACTGGGTTATCGCATATTATTGATGGAATAAATCAAATCGGCTATGCTAGAATTTTTATCTTTAGTGGTCGAGATGAGATATGCCGTCCTGAAACTGAAGAATGGTTAGAGCGACATGCTATTGATTATGACATTCTTATTATGCGCAAGGAAAAAGACCAGCGCCCAGATACTATTGTGAAGAAAGAGTTCTATGATGAGTATGTTGCTGGACAATATAATGTCCTTGGTGTATTCGACGACAGACCAGCAGTTGCGGAACAGTGGCGACAAATGGGCTTAAATGTATTTCAATGTGGCTCACCCTATATTTGGTTTTAAAAGGAGAAAATAATGAATAAATTTGAAAATCTATTGTCGGTCGTAATTGTGTCAAATGAAGGCGGGAGCGTGGCGACTATCCGTTTTAAGGATAATAAAAAAGACAAAATCCTTTCCTCTACAAAACATAACAACATCTATAGGATGATTGAAGATTATGTCCAAAAATTCGCCTAAAGACAAAAAAGAGGTTAATTTTGTCGAAGATTCTAACACCGGCGTAGAGTTTACCGGACAAGATTCACCCGTTATTTATATATTTTTAAATAAAGCACTTGGAATGTCTGTCGGGAAGGCTTCTGCGCAAGTCGCTCACGCCGCAATTATGGCCATGACAGACGTAGACGAAAGCCGACAACAATTATGGAAAATTAGTCC